AGTAAGTGTATTATCTGCTCTAACTTCGATTCTACTTGATAGCCCGTCAGTTTCTTGATCAAATACTTCAACTGAACTTTCTGAACTGTCACCGCTGAAGATCTTTTTCAAACCAACTGTTCCTAAAACAGCATCGTCGACATATTTCTTGTTAGGAATGTCATCATCGTCTAGTAAGTTTAACTCATAATCAACTGTTCCTGCTACACTAATTGTACCAGTGCCTGAGCCGATTAAATTTAAAGTTTCTCCGTCGGATGCAATAGCATTAACTTTAATACCAACAAGTTCTCCGTCAGTATTTGTAAATGTAAATGCACCATACTCAGTTGTTACAGCTTCGATTGGATTTTCATCAACACCTGGATCAGTCCATGCAATAGTTTCATCAAATAGTATTCTTGCATTAGGCAAATCGCCTCTATCTATTTCAATACCGGCTGTGCGGGGTAGTTTAGTAATACCAACTCCTGTTTCGCCTTTATTAATTACAATTAGATTGTCTTCGATCTCTAAATCAGTAGTCTGTAAACTAAAGTTATCACCTTCAACAACTAAGTTACCATCAAGTGTTGCAGTACCATTAGCACCGACTGTTAATCCGCCGCCTGCAGTTTTGATAACAAAGTCACCATTGGGTATATCAAAAAACTTACTCATATTAAACCTTTATAAAAGTAATGCCCGCCGTAAACGGGCATTAAAATCTTAGTCGCCGTCTGACTCGAAGTCGTCTTCACCAGTTTGTGTATCGTCGCCGCCACCTGGTTGGCCGTCTGCTCCGTAACTAAATACGCCAGCTTCTTCCATTTCAACTGCATTATCTTCGGTTGAATCGCTAAAGTTCCATGGTAGTGATTCACCAGTGTCAACTGTTACTTTACGAGCTGTAATTTTTACTACTTGTTTAAGAGCGCCTGTATCGTCTTTAACAGTCATAGTCATTTCGCCTTCTGCTAATACTGCTGGAGTGTTAGCATCTGCTGCTGACGCATCTACTAGAAAACAATCTTTAATTGCTGTTCCGTCTGTGCAACGGAATTTTTTTGATCCTAGTTGTTTTACAATCCAGCCATTTACTGAATTTGCACCGTTATTAAATTGTACTCTGATTTCATTTCCATCGGCTGTAGGTGTGCCGAAGAATCTTTTATTTAGTGGACGTCCCATTTTGTTTCTCCTTGACGTTCTAGGTCTACGCTGCGGGTTACAGCATAAGTCCTCTTTCGAGGCGCTCATTAGACAAAGTATTTATCTCGTTTGTTCGGAATATAATTTATAAACTCACGCACATAGTCAAAATGTTGACTTAATGTGGAAAATAATTCAGGGTTTAAGTTATGCGACACTGCATCATAACTAGTTTTACCTATATCTGAGTAATATTTAATATCTATACCATAGTCTGGAAATATACCTGTTACAAATAAACATGTATCGCCGAGAGTTTTAGCATCACTAGTGCGAGTCATTTGTAAAAATGTTTGTGCAAATGATTTATTAGGGAGAAAGTCTGTTTTGTCCATATGGCTCGCTAAAAGGATAACCACATAGTGCTCAATAGATTCTGGTAACTCAATACCAGTATGTTGTCTGGTTTCTTGTACTACATCGTAAAATGCAGATACATATTCATCCTGCATGATGTATTTATAAAAAAAAGACCTGCTCAGTTAAGAACAGGCCTTTTTATAATGTGATAGGAAGGAATTACTTATTACCTTCAACCGGGCACAAGTAGACTCGTGCAATAAACCCGGAACATGTATGCAGTCGCTAAACCAACCCGCTAAGGTTCTTCTACATTACCTTAATGCCGTCTACCGACATCGCTTCAGTCACCATCTAACGTAAACCGTCGTCTTCGTTATGTAACTAATATAACATCTCTACAGACAATGTCAACCATTTTATTAGAAAAAAAGTCAAAAAAATAGGCGCCGTAGCGCCTATCCTTTATTAAGTTGTTAAAACTTAGCTGAAGCTTACGTTAGTAGCTGTTACTGCTACTTTACCTAAGTAATCAGCTGCGTTACCTAGAGACGAAGCAGTATTTGTTAGCTCAACATATCCATAACGAGTCATGAATGATACTGTTGGCTCAAATGTTGCTGGGTCTAGAACAACGCCACTTGACATTAATGGGATATATGGGCAATAGAACGCTGCTGCGTCTGATTCTGATGTACCTTTGTATCCGATTAGTACGTCTGCATTATCTGTTGCATATGTGTTTACATATACACGCATTGCACTGTTTAGAGTACCAACCATTTTAGTGTTAGTTGGTGCTTCAAATGTGCCTTCTGTTGTTCTTGCGAACGCAGAAGTTGTTGCAGATTGTAGAAGTGTTAGTGTAAATGGTGAAACAACTGCCCAGTTACCTGCGCCACGACGTGTACGCTGTGCAATTAGGTTTGATACTCTGTTGATTTGAACTGCAAGAGCTGCATGTTCGTCACCAACAAAAGTAGCTGTACCTGATACTGCGTTTTGGTCATATGTTTCAGCTGCATCGCCAGCTAGGCCATTCAGGCTTAGTAGTACTTCTTGGTCGATCTCAGCAGTAATCTCTTGAGCAAGTGCTGCCATGATTTCTGCTTCAACGTCGATGCCGTGCATTGCTTGTGAATCTTGAGCAGCTTCAAAAGTCCAACGTGCGCTTAGTTTGCGTGATTTGGCTTCTACTGTCTGCTTTAAGATTTGAATTGACATCTGGTTACCTGCAACACCTTCCATAGAAGCTGTTGGGCTAGGCGCTGCGCCTGAACCTGGGTTACCAGAATATGATTCTGCAATCTTGAATGGGCTGAATGCTTCATCCCCAGCTGTTGCTCCGTTGTCTGTATTTGCATAACGCACACGTAGTGTGTGAATTTGTGCAACAGGACCAGTCATTGGCTGAACGCCAACTAACTCATTTGCAATAACTGTTGGCATTACACGTCTGATAACTGGTAGGATAACACGGTTAAGTGTCGCAATATTACCGGCAGATGTAGCACCAGCAGTTGCACTTTCTGAAAGATACTTGCGAGTATTTTCAAGTGTAGCTGCCATAACACCTTTCTTGTTGCCTTGTAGGCCTTCAAGAAGAGCTGTTTTTGTGTCCTGCCAGCGTGATTCTAGTAGTTCTGACATAATAATCTCCTTAATTTAATCCAGCTAGACGTTTAATGTCTACGACATTGTGATCGTCTGCTTTAGAACTAGTGTTTTGTGATTGCTCACGGTTGCCTGTGATTGTTTTGCCTTCTGTAAGTGGTGCCTTAGTTTTCTTTGCTGGAGTATTACTATCAATTACTGATGGTAGGTATTTCTCAAACGATGCTGTTAAGCGTGGCGTTTGAACTGTTTCCAGTAAATCTGTCATTATTGAACGTTGATCCTTACTTAAAGGAGCAATTAAGTCGTTCATAATCTTTTCTCTTTTAGCTGCTTCAACTAAGCGTGATTTCTCTTTGCTTGCTGATTCAGCTAAACTTTTAGCTTTTGTTGCAAAAGTTTTAGCTTCACTTAGTTGCTTATCTTTTACATCAATAACTTTAAGTAGTTTTGCAGTTTCTGATTTCTCATTTAAATATGAAGAACCATACTCATTTGCGAATGCTTCAAAGATTTTACGTCCAAAGTCATTTCTACGTGCTGTATCAATATCTTCTCTAAGTGAACTAATCTCTTTATTAAGAGTATTAGCAACTGTCTTAGATACTAATGCTGCACTTTCTTGAACGAAATCTTTCTTGACTTTAGCAATATGTGTCTTGGCTTCACGCACAAGACGCACTTTGGTTTCTGCTAAATCTTTTTTGTCTTCGTAAAATTCTGCAATTTCTGAAGCTAATGATTCAACAATAAATTCTTCCAACTTAGCATGATTTTCTTGCATTGCACGTTTATCTGCACGTAGCTCTGCAATCTCTGTTTTAAGTTGATCAACTACAAATCCTTTTAGAAGATCTGCATTTTCACGCATAGCAACAGCATATTTTGCTTTTGCTTCGCTTAGTTGTTTTCTGTCTTCAGAAAACTCAGCAATTTCACTTGCTAACCCTTCTGACAACATTTGATCTATTGCTTCAACCATTGTCTGCTTGTCATGTTCGTACTTTTGTGCGAACTCTTCACGCAATTCCGCAGTAACCGCTTGACGGTTTTCTGTTACTCTTGCATTCCAAGCATCTTCAACTTCAGCTCTGAGTTCTTCGCTAATTGCATCATTCTCGAAAAGTTTTGTCAGTGCTTCTAACATGGTTTTTTCCTTATCATTGGAGTCTACTGATTATGTTAATCAGAGATTCCTTTAAATATTTTTGTGCCTTTGTGTCTTCTTTAGTTGCCTGTGCTATTTCGTATGCCTTATACCCTCCACGTGCATTCATAAGGTGCTCGTATATTGGTGTTGGATATGCACCGGGAGCGGAAGGTTGAGCAACCGCATCCACAGTGATAATTTCAAAATCGGAAACGTTGCCGCTTCCATCGTCACTAACGTTACCACTTCCTCTTGATGATACACCTAGTTTAACTCCGCTTTCTAGCATTGTTTTAACTAACTGTCCCATTGGAGTAGGTAGTACTTTTAGTTTACCGTAACCGTTTGGTCCATCCATCCACATTTCTGTAATCATATGGCTTACGCGGTCTAGGTTAATATTAAGGCCTTCTGGATGATCAACTTCTCCGAGTGGCGTATATCCACCTTGAATCTGATCGTTAAGAGTTTTGACAGCCCTGCCTATTTCTTCTACAGGATATACACGCTGATTAGCATTGCGTATCCCGCCTTGTATAACAATTCCCTTCATGTAAAGGTCTTTGCCATTTTCAGCAGACTCAACGACCATTCTAGCTTGGTCAAATGTCAAGTGCTCTCGTAGGTTTCTCATTCAATCGTCCTTGTCTTGCTTACTTTGCTCGCTTGCTCAACTTGTTAAGTGTTGAACCTGCAGCTTTGTCAGCAGTTTCCGACTTGCCTCTTGTTTCGGCGCCGTGTCCTGGCTCTTTCTTTTTGAAAGATGTTTTGCCAGCTTTACCACCAGGAACGTTAATGTTCTTAGTGTTCATTGCTGCTGGTGCTTGCTTCTGAACTGGGTTACCTTTAATAGTTGTACCTGCTCCTGCTTCACCGCTTTCTTCTGTATCTGCACGTAGGATATTTGCAGTTGTTCCGCCCATATCGTTTTTACCTGCTACAGATGATTTTGTGTTTACACCGTTGTCACCGTGCTTTGCTGGTGCAACTTTTTCTACATACTCGCGCATTTGCTCGCCTGCAGTTTTTGCTGATTCATAATGCTCGTCAGCTGCTTCTTTGCCGTGTTTTTTAGCAAATTCTGCTTTTGACATTTTTTCTGAATCACCAATTAGTGAATCTTTCATTTTGCCTTCTTCAAGATCTTCATCTGACTCTTCAACTTCTTCGTCTGATGCTTCTTCAACTTCTTCGTCTGCTGATTCATATGTAAACGCTTCTTCTTCTGGTTCTTCGTCATCCATGTCCATATCCATGTCCATATCGTCGTCACCTTCGTCGTCCATGTCGCCTTCGTCATCACCAGCCATCATTTTTTCAAATTCTGCTTTAAGGTCTTCTAGTGCGTCTTCTAGATCTTCTACACGATCTTCTACGTCACCTTCGCCGTCCATGTCCATGTCGTCATCGCCGCCCATGTCTGGCTCCATGTCACCCATCATATCATCTGCTGGATCATTACCCATCATTGGGTCAGCTTCTACTTCAAACTCGTCTAGGTCAAAACCTTCTTCTAGATCATCATCAGACTCTTCTACTTCTTCGTCTGCTTCGTCTAGGTCTTCATCTGATTCATCTACTTCTTCGTCTGATGCTTCTTCAACTTCGTCATCTGACTCGTCTACTTCTTCATCTTCTAGTAGTGATTCATAAATATCTCTTGATTTTTCTACCACAATCTCGTGGAATAATGCTTCTGCACCTTCTTTGTCTTCATTGACAAGAAGCTCAAGCATTGCTTCAAACTTGCTACGATCTGCCATTGTTCTCTCCTGTTAAAAAATAAATACCGCTTACACGGTATGGGCTGTCAATATTATTTACTCTATTTGCACGAAAATGGTGTGAAACGGCACGATTTGATGCCCGTAACACCATTAAATACTACGTTAAATTGTGTATTTGCATAAATTCGTCAACGTATATATGCTTCATGTTCTTGATATTTACCAATTCTTTTGGAATAAATCCGTCTCGATCGATTACTCTAATGTAATTAATTTTAGGATATTCATTTAATGTAATTGTAGTTTGCTTTAACCAATTACCATAAAATGTTGCACGGTCGCTTGTCTTCTTATAATTTAAAGTATCAGCATACATATTATTAACCATACGTCCTTTGTCAAGACCTTTATAATCAAAACCTAAAATGTATATTGTATCATATGTGTGTTGGCTAGCTAACCACATTGCTGTTGGTCCACTTGACCATCCTTTAGACGGATTAAATAAATTTAAACCTTCTATCTTTTGATAACTTCTATTTGGATTTGTGTAAACTGGATGTTGTAACTGATAACCTTGCTTGGATATTTCTATTACCATCCTAGTGTCAACAGCAATTAAATAATCAGGTGTAAATTCTCTATACAATGCATTACACCCGTATATCTTTCCTATACTTTTTAATTTTTCTAATTGTATTGGAAACCTACTTGTGCCGTTGCCTACAACAAATGCAGTCGATCCGTTGACCTTAGGTTCAATTGGTTTACGAATAATAGTTTGATTAAATTCTTTTTGATGTCTAGCAGCTTTTTTAGCCAAGCGTCTTGCTTGTTTAATTTGTTGCCATTCTGATTTAGTATATTGACTCTTGTCTATCTTTGCCACTACATAGCTGCCTCTGCATTTGCAGATACACCGTACATCTGTCTAACAAAATGAAGATCTTTTACTTTTTCTTCTTTATGTAAATCAGCTGCTTTTCTAATACGGTTTATCTGACGCAGAGTAAGTCTAGTTTTACGTGTGTCATCATAGTTTACTGGAGAGGTATCGTGCTCTGGCTCGTACCTGTCATTTTCAACAGGTTCGATTGTTTCTTTATCAAAGTAAAATAGTTCTCGTAGTATCATGTTAGTATTTATATCGTTTGGTCTGTATTTGACGCAGGACTACCGCCAAGATCTTGTCCAGTAGTTGTTTCTGGTCCTTCACCTTCGGATCCCTGTATTGGATCTTCTCCGTCATCAGCTGTATCTTCTATTCCGTCTAAATCGTCACCTATGCCGGCTCCGCTAATACCTGCTCCACGCATCTCAGCGCTTGCATCATCTAGCATCGGCTCTAGGTCTTCTTCATTTTCTTCACGCCATAGACGTTCGTTTTCTGCAATCTCTTCGTCAGTCATGCCTAAGAATCTTTTTAGAGCAAATCTGTTAGAGATATACGGTAGTGCAGCCATCTGTGTATATGTAGGAACTCTTGCATTATCAATTTCACTTTGTCTATAACTTGCAAAGTTTTGTGGTGGCTGGAACTTTAAACTAAACATAGCAGTATCAATGTTTACACCTTTGTCAAGCATATAACGCTTAAACTCTTGATCAAACTCTTCTGCAATTAAACCTTGCAAACGTTCACAATAGGTGTTAAAACGAAGTTCTTGTATGTAAGCAGTTCCGACACGGCCATCATTGTATTGACTTGATGCGTCATCAGCTCCAGTTGGTAAGTACGAACTTGGGATACGTAATCCGCGTACCAACTTATTAGTAAAGTATCTAAGGTCATCAATTTCTCCTAGGTTAGTTCCGCCCGGAAGTGTTTCAACTTTAGATCCTCTCCCCTCTGCTGTTTGTGGAAAGAAATAATCTTCGTTTATTGACAACGGGTTATAACTACTGTCTATAACATTTTGCCCTCCACCCGTTTGTGATGGAATACGTCTTTGATGTATTTCTGTCTTTACTCTTTCAACAAATTGCATTGCCAAGTGACTTGGCATGTTGCCCACATCTACATAAAATACTCTGCGCTCTGGTGCACGTTGTACTCTGTAAATAATAATTGCGTCTTCTAATAATTCTTTTTGTTTGTATACTTTGAATACAGTTTCTAATAACGAATTACCAAATGGATAGTTTTTATCTAAACCCTCTGACAAACTTAGATGTACCATATGCTTTGCATCGATACAAATTTCGTTTTCTTCATTCTGCCAACGGTTGCCACTAGGTACAGGACCCTTGCCTGTCATGTTAGTTGTACCAGCACCAGGATAACCTGCGCCTGTTGGTCCAGTACCTGTTGTATCAAACGGTGTTGTTGCAACCATGTCTTTAAAATTTACATTAAAGTCTTTGATTACGTACTGTTCCGGCATCTTGCCTTCTGATTCGTTTACAATAATTTTAGTTACATTACCCGGATCAACATGAAACCACTTTTGTGTTTCCGGATCACGCACAAAGAATTGATCGCCATACTTAAATGCATTTCTAAATAATCTAAACATACGTGTTTCAAAGTTTTGTATTTTACTCCACTGTTGTAGATACTGTGATATAATTGTTACTTCTGAGTTAGTTGCTCTTTGTTTAAAGTCAATTTTAAAATGCGTATTGTTTTGTTCGTTAAGTTGTGTACAAAATTCTGCAAGAATATCTAGTGCAGCATTAACTTCTGAATCTTGATCCATTGTGTTGTACTGACCGTAACGTTCAACACGATTAGGTGTACCAACATATACATCAGGCAAATAACTTGAATAGTTTGATCTAGCAGGACCAGGCATACTATTACTGCCGCCAGTAGTAGAAAAGGGAGAATAACTTCCGCTTGGATTGTTGCTAGTAGCAACAGGTGTAAAGTATTTTTTCCAACTCATTTATCTTCCTGACCTTCCGGCGTTTCGGCCTCTACTTGTGCTTGTAGGATTAGCCGATACATCTGACGGTAGGCCTCCTGTATTTTTTGCTATCTGCTTAGAATATTTTTCTTGATTTTCAGCAGTATTAAGAAAGCTTTTCAACACTGTATTTAAGTTTTGATTAGCTTTTTCAGATTCAGTCCTGAACGCTTCCATATCTTGTAAATTTTTCATTTGTAAATTATCAACAGTTTGTTTTTGCTCTTCAGTCTTTTCAATATAATCAGCTAGTTGTTTTTTATATTCTTTCATAGCTTCTTTGTAATTTTGTTCTTCTTTGCGTTCTTTTTGCCACCAGCTATCAAATTCTTCACGCAATGGTTCTATAGGTTTAACTGGTTCAGGGATCGGTTGTGCTTGATTTTCATCAGCTAAGATTGCATTAGCACCTGCTTCTCCTACATACTCGCCTGTTTTATATCCTAGCATACTACCGCCGATCATTCCTAAGCCAGCACCAATCGGTATTGAAGCTCCAAGAGTAAATGGTGCTAAAAATGCGCCCAACCAAGCACCGGCAGCGGCGCCTGCTGTAGCGCCGCCGTATGCGCCTGCTGTACCACTAACTGCACCAGCAGTTTCAACTTTTTTATCTCTTTCTGTTAGATCTTCATTACTTAAAATATCTAATAAATCCGCACCTAAGAATAACAACGAAAGGATACCTGCGCCTTTGCCACCGCCGCCCTTGGGTTTATTGTTTAGGGTTTCTCTTTCTAACTTGTTTTTACGAGCTTGTTCTGCAGTACCCTTCAACGGATTACCATTTTTATCTAACATTTGATTTGGGTTAATAGGCTTTGGAGGTTTCAGCCCTTCCCATAATCCCTTAGCACCTTTAGTCATTGCTCCTGTTACACTTTTTAGAAGAAACAAACTTGCAATGCCTGAAACTAAAGGTGCTGCTATAACTCCGCCTGCAATAAATAATCCTGCTGCTGCTACTCCAACTTTTTCTATAAAGGTCATTTGACCCCATATAGATGATATGCCCTCAGTAATTGATGTCATTATTGTTGAACCCAACGGTGCAAGCGATTTCATCATACCATCTAAAAGGCCGCCTTGCCTTTGCATATCAACTTCAAGATCTCTAGGATCAACGTCAGTCATTGATCCTAAGAAGATATCTTTTATTGTATCTCCTAGGCTTTTGCCTATTCCTGACAATGCATCGTTAATTGCTTGTTTTGGATCTTCTGCAAATGCTTTAAGAAATTCTTGAAAGCTTTCCATTGTTTGTGTTACTGACGGAGTTAATTGATCTAATCCAGTGAAAAGATTTGTAAATATTGTTGACTCTGGACCAAAGAAATCACCAATTGTTTCAAAAGTTTTTTGTACAGTTTCTAAGATTTTAGAATCAATCAATGCATCCATTAACTTAGTTCTTAATGTGTTAAGTGCTTCTTGAAATTTAAGTATCGAATCTTCTCTAGATTGCATTGCTGCTTTTTCTTTTAATTGCGCTGCATATTCTTCTTTCGATAATTTATTTAAATCTTTTGATTCGTTTGTAAATTCTAACATACCTCGAATGCCAGCATCGCCTTCAGCAAGAGCTTGGATAGTAGTTCCATTAGCTGCGGCGAATGCTTCTAATTGTGTTCTAACATCAACAATAAAGTTATTCATCTCACGAGGATCCATATTTTCGATATCTCGCGATTTTTCTCTAAATACACTACTCATTGCAGTTAATCGTTGTGCTAGATCACTTTGAGGTATACCGTCAGCCATATCAAGTAATGCGTCTTTCATTGTGGCGCCGCCGATAGTTAAGTTTGCATTAAACCTCTTTTGTTCATCTTCACTCATAGATGCCATTGCAACTCTTGCACGGTAATCACTTGCTGCTTGCTTCATTTCATCTTTAAGCTGATCTCTACGTTTGCCAGTAATAGCTGATAGGTCAAATAATGTATTAGATAAATCAGCTGCTGACTTTGCTGTAATTTTATCTCGTATTCTGCCCATAGTAAATATGTTACTATTCAATTCAGCTAGATCAACAAGTGTTTCATTTAATTCTGTGCTTGTAAAACCTAACTGAAAAAGTGCTTCTCCTGGGCCTTTTCTAAACTCTTTAGATAATGCAGAAAGATTTCTCATACCTTCTGTAGTTGTAGATCCAAATAGTTTCATACTTTGCGAATTTTCCATCACTAGTTGTCTGAAATCATTCATAGGCATATTTGCTTCAGCAGCCATTTTACTAAAATCATATAAACTTTTACCAGCAGTTCCACCGATTGTACTAAATTCTCTATATGTGTCTACAGTGTTATCAATTATTCCAGTCAACGGCGCTAATAGTGTTCCAACAAATGGTATTTCGCTTGCAAAATCAGTAAGAGTACTTCCTGTAAACAATAATTGTTCTGATAGTGCTGTAACTCGATTTGTAACCATACCTATTCCAGCACCAGCAAGAGATAATGCAGTTCCAAATTTAGAAGTATTTGATTTTACAGCATCAGTATGTTTATCAAGAGCTTTTCTGTTTTCGTCTACAACTTCTATACCGCCTTGCATAGATGTTGAAAGCTGTTTTGTCTTCTTGTTAACTTCTTTAGGATCAAATCCTTTAGATTTTGCAAGACGTTCCATAGTTTTTAGAAGTGCTGCCAGAGTTTCCTCACTTGCAACACCGTCTTTACCATAATTGGTAATTTCTACTTCTTCTGCCAACCCTAATTCCTATAAACTGCGCACTTAATAAATATAGATATATACTTTACAAAGTATTTATCTGGAGTAAACCATGCCTGAGTTCGATCCCTCGACTTTTATACCGCCTGAAGCACCTAATCCGTTAAAAAAACACTTTAGGCAACCAAAAGTATACATTACATTACCTAGTAAAGGTAATTTTTATCCCGAAGGTAGTTTAAATATGCCAGAGTCAGGTGAAATACCTGTATATTCAATGACTGCGGCAGACGAACTTACTATGAAAACTCCGGATGCACTGCTAAACGGTCAAGCAACAGTTGATGTAATTAAAAGTTGTATACCTTGTATTGAAAATCCATGGCATATGCCTAGTATTGATCTTGATGCAATACTAATTGCTATTCGTATTGCTACATATGGAGAGCAACTTGACTTTCCAGTAGACATTCCAAACACTGAAATAACAAAAGATTATGCAGTTGACCTAAGAATACTACTAAACAAGTTAGTTAGTGTATCGTTTGATAGCGAATGCATAGTACAAGGTATGAAATGTACTGTTAGACCGCTAACATACCAAGAATTTACTAAAAGTAGTTTGAAAACATTCGAAGAACAAAGAATATTTGCTGTTGTTAACGATGACGAAATGTCAGATGAAGATAAACTTGCTAAATTTACAACTAGTTTTAAAAAATTAACTAGTTTAACAATTGATATGATGGCACAATCCGTTACTAGCATAACAACAGACGAAGTTACTGTAACAAACGCTGATCATATACGAGAATTTGTGTTAAATGCAGATAAAGATGTTTTTAATGCACTTAAAACACATTTTGATACACAAAAAGAAAAGTTTTCCATCGAACCTATGAAGATTACACCCAGTGACGACGAAAAAGCACAAGGAGCACCGGAACAGTTTGAAGTTCCAATTGCATTTGATCAATCAAATTTTTTCGTATAAAGATTTTACCAATGCCCCTGGCTGACCTTTTAGAATATTCTAAAGAAATCGAAAGTCAAGGTTTAGAATTACGAAACGAAATACTAAAACTTATTTGGTATATGCGTGGTAGTGTAGGTTTAGACGAAGGATTTGCTATGGGCTATCAAGATCGTAAAATGATAAGTGAAATAGTCAAAGAAAATATGAAAACTACTAAAGAAAGCGGATTACCGTTCTTTTAATTACCCTAGTTTACCAAAACGTCCACTTTTATCACGGCTAACACTAACTTTGTCTGGATTTACAATTTTCTCACCAGTTCCTGTTTTTAAACCTTTTGATAATTGTTTAGCAAGAGCTAGTTTTTCTTTGTCAGACAATGCCATAGCAGCTTTTTGTACTGATGTAAGTTTAGGTGATGGGGGTTGTTTGCTTTTAGGTACTGATTTACCAATTGCTGCTTTAACCTTGACCTGAAATATCTTTTTTATACGTGCAGGAGTCATAGGAGCATTAGTATCAATATCACTTACGTCAATTTTTCTCGATTTAAGATAATCAATTACATCATCAGTAGATGCTGTCTTAAATTTAAGTCCTTGCGTACCAAGATGAGCAGCAAAGTTCTGAATCATTTTATCCAAAGTAGCTTTAGCATCTTTTTTACCAGCTTTTTCAGCTCGCTTAATCATTCTTCCTTGTTTAGTTAAAGGAATAAACTCATCAAGTTGTGATTCATTAAGTATATCAGTAAGTTTCATGTAAGTATTTAGTATATCTACTTCGTAGATATAAGTTTTCGCTATCGCTCAAACTATACACTTCGTTTAAGTTAATATTCTTTCTTAAATGAATTTATAATTCATTTTAAATATTCATGTAGATTAATTAGTCAGACGGAACCTCGCAGGGTCCCGTCGTCCTCGAAGATATCTTCATGTGAGTATCATAGCCGAGACATTGGAAATAGGTATTTGACTTTGCTACTGGGCTCTGACCTCTCCCAACCTACG